GAAACTTGACCACTGGTGCACAAATGGTTGCACTTGGCAACGTCACTGGCGGTAACATTGTTACCAACGGTCAGGTGCGCTCTTTCAACGGTACTGCTGTTCCAGCAGGAGGCACAGCTGGAGCAGGATACGTATTTTCAACTACTGCAAACTTTGGTGTATTCTTTGGATCAGGTGCACCAACATTGGCCGCAGCCAAAGGATCATTGTACCTGCGCAGTGACGGTACTACCACCAACGATCGTATGTACGTAAACACCAATGGCTCTACTACCTGGACCGCAGTAATTACTGCAAGTTAATCAATTCCCAAAATTCAGGGAAAGTACTAGCTAGATCTTGTTGTCGCAACAGATCTAGCTTTTTTGTTGACTCAAGAAATTTGTCCCACTGCTGTGGCTGATTTTCCAAAGGCATGTCCATGAAATCCATGATGCTAGTGATTTGCCAGTTGGGCTGTTGTGATTCAAGTTGACTACGTATTGTTTGTTTGACTGTGTCTGGCAGTGCTCGAACATTGAGATAGTGTGGATGATGCACCATGTTAAAAAACACAGGAATTTCTCGATCGCAGAAATACTGTTGTATTTGCATCACGTATAAAATGTTCAAAGCACACACTGTAACACAGATGTGCATTTTAATGTTGGGGCTGGTTCTGACCAACTGTCGATAACGCAATACGTTCTTTTCAACTGTGCTCCACGTTTCACCATATCGAATATAATCAAAGTGTGGTCCAATACCATCTATGCTAATATCAATGTTTACTGATTTAAACTGTTTGATGATATCAATGTACTCAGGATTCCAAATGGTACCATTGGTATTGATATGCAACCCTTGATCTCGGCATCGACCGCTGTCAACACTCTGTTGCAAAATATGAAATACTTTGTCCAACAACATAGGCTCAGCACCGTAGATGTCATAGTACTCTACATCAGTGAACCAGGTTGCTAGATCTGTCCATAGCTGTGTGTTTTCGTCGCTGTAGCTGCTGCGAATTCTGCCCCAGGAAGCTAGATATTTCTTATAGTCTGGTTCCCATTTTTGAGCTTCAATTTCCCAGTAGTCGCGATACCATTTGCTAGAAACCTCAGGCCAGCATGTTCTGCAGGCTAAATTGCAGGTGTTACCAGGTTTAAGGTCCACCAGTTGTGGCTTGTGACCTGTGATCACTAGATCTTTAAATTGTTCATTGGCCACTTGTCTGCGGCTGCTTCTTCCTGCTGCTTCTTCATTCCAGCAAGCACTGCAATTTGGATGTTGGATCCCTTGTTCTAGATCTCGCTTTATCTCATAGCGTGTAGAACTGTTCCAAGCCTGTTCCATAGTATGTGTATCAAGAAAAATTTCCTGACCTTCTGGGTCTCGTAGATAAGTTTGACTGTGACAACACAGCAGGCACCGTCCTGAATTGTGTAATGCAATCCCAGAATCTGCCCAAACACAATATAAACCTTTGTCTTTTTCCATGATGTCCTTTGATTAAACCTTAAATATGTATGATATGTCAGAACTTACTACAATTTTTACTCCCATTAGATATCTGGTCAGCAAACTGCATTTAAAAATGCCCTGGACCTACGAAGAAGTCGTTGCTGAACTTGAAACAGAAGATTGGAAGCCGCATGGAGAAGTTGCTCCTGTAGGGCACAATCCATGGCCTGGAATGCGTTACAAAGTTCTACGCCCTCGTGAAGAAAACAAAAAGCTAGTAGCAATCAGCAGATATTTTAACAGTCTCAAATTCAAACAACAAGTAGTTGACTGGATGTATGACAATTATCCAGGCACCGACGTGGCCTGGGGCATGGACCGTGACACCATGTTTCGACAAAGTCAAACGCACATTGAGTTTACTCGTGACATGCCAGGCTTTGTCAACGCACTACACACAGACTATCGCAAACTGATTGCCACTGGCATGGTCTACTTCAGCAATCACGACACTGAAGATCTCAGCAGTTATTTCTACAAATCAGAAAACCGAGATGAACCTGTGCGTATGACCACTGAGTTTGGCGACGGTTGGTGGCACCAAAATGGTAATTACACCTGGCACGAAGGATGGAATCGTACTGATCAGGTGCGCTACAGTGGACTTCTAGGGCTTACTATATACACCAGCGACGCACCTGTTTGGCCAGGGCAGAATTAACCTGTTTTTATCTGTCCCAGTAACTGTTTGAGTTTGGCTGTTTGTACATCAGCGGTTACTTTAGGAACGTCACTTGAGTGAACCATTGGTTTTTCCCATGCGTGTGTGCCTGTGGGTTTCTCCCACTTAGTTGGCGAATCTTCCGATGGCGCTACTGTGCTTTTGGCCTTGATTGAATCCATGATACTGGGCTTTACTCCACCACGGAAATTGTCTTGTTCGTCGCCGCCTGCATCGGTAATACGCATAGTGTTAATATCGTATTCAAGATCGATTTTCTGTCCTACACCTGTTGAACTACGACTTTTCATACATTGAATCTGATACTTGCCTCGCTCTTTCATAGCCCGGCTCGTGAAAATACCAAATACATTGTCCGCTGTATTGATCTTACTAATACCACCACTAATATGACTGTGATCAAATTCAATCTCCTCCACAGCTGATCGATTCAATTGCGATGCGGTCACAAGCAATATGCCCAGTTCTTTGGCCAAGTTACGCAGTTCTTCACTCACATACTTGTCTTTGACAAACAGATCGTTGGGACTGACTTTGGCGCTGACAGGCATCAACAAGTCCAAATAGTCAACCATCATGAAGTCAACTCGGTGTCCTGTTTTGATTTGATATTCTTTTAAGAATGCACGAATGTCATTGATGTTGCTTTGTGCTGGCAATGCTTTGACTTGATAGCTACCTGCCTTCTTGCCTACCATTTTGACTTTAAGGGCTGCTGTTGATTTGTCTCGACGAATATCTTTAGTTGACATATCTGTCAACATAGCTGCCGTACGCAGACCAGTGAGTTCCTCACTGAGTTCTAGCGAAACATAAACACCATGCAAGCCCTGTTGTACCCAGTTCAGTGCAATGTTCATCATCACAAGACTCTTGCCTGATCCTGAGCCACCTGCAAAGATGTTGAGTTCGCCGCGACTAAACCCACCATACAGCAGTCTATCCACTTGTGGCCAACCTGTTGATACTTGTCCGCCTGCATCAAAGTACTTGGTAAACATACCCTCAGGATCGGCCCAAAAATCTGTGCCAAGATCCTTGGTTAAAGAAATTTGTACTGCATCTTTAATCAATTTTTCTACAGGCTCAAACTCACCTTTTTCCAACAGATCTGCACTTTTAAGAATTGCACGTTCAAGTTCTTGGCGCTTGGTAAACGCTTCAAACTCAGTCATAAACCAATCATAGTGTCCTTCATTCAAGTCAGGCACTGATTGTAATTTAATTCCTGTGGCCGCTGTGATCTGTGCACGATCAGGCAACGTGCTGTATTTGGCACTGTGTTCTTTGATAAACTCCGCTGCTCGGCGTATGCTTTTATCAAAGTTGTCTGGGTTATAAATGTTCTGCACACGCACATAGCTCTGTGCATCTTCCAACATCATTTCCAGGAACAGGCGCTGTACGTCAACTCCGTAGTCTTTTAACAAGTTGTTTCTTCCTTAATTCTATTTTGATTCTGCTGGTTTCTCTAGCTTGAAGTATAGTTAGCAAAGTTCCAAGTCGTCCATACTTCTTTACTGCATCATTTACATCTTTGCAATCTTCCCAGTTGGGTATGCTTACTGCCCAGCCCAGTTCTACGGCGCGGTCAATCAAGTCCAACCCTGCTTGGTCTTGGTCGGGCACCACAGTGATTTCTCGTCCTAGACCACGGATCATTCTAGCCTGTGCATCACTGATTTCATTGTGCATGACTGCTAGGCCGCCAATACTGAGTGCATCAAATATGCCTTCGGTCACAATCACATGTTGCCAGTCTGGATGCTGTAAGTCAGTGCCGAACACATACCCTGGCTGCACATCAGAAATAAATTTAGGAATCTTGTTGTCAATAAATCTTGAAGTGTAGCCTACAATTTTGTTTTCGTGTGTGAACGGCACAATTACACAAGGTCTGGTCCAGTGAACTCCATCGGTGCGGATAGGAGTCATCATGGGAAAGTCTTCAGGTACACGTCGATCACGAATGTAGTCCCAGTACCTAGGATGTTCCTGTGTGATCAATTCACTGCCCGGTGGCAGCTCACGTTCTTCAAAATCAATGCCTTGTAATACACTGAACACACGTTGTCGGTCTTCTACAATGCCGTAGATACTACGATGGCGTAAACTTTCCAAGTTAGCCAGTTCAATATCTCGTTCAGGCACACCCAGCCAACTCAAGAGCCTACGGGCCTTGAAGCTCACAGAGCGGCCAAGGATAAAGCTGGCGGTGTAGCCGCAATTGAAACAGTGATAGCTCCAGCCTTGTTCGTTTGTTTTGATTCCGCCTCGTTGACGTCGGTCTGGGCTGTTGCCGTTGTGATGACAACATGGAGCGTTGAAACTGACCCACCCACTGGGACTGGCTTTGCGTTTTGCAGGTAGGTATTGAACAATATCAAGCATCTGCTTATTATAGCAGAGTTTGTATCAACGGTACATCAAATTGGTCACTGTACCATTGTTAATGATAACATTGGCCATGAGCGTGTTACCAAAAGTAATAGGCAGATATCCAGAGCCGCCATCGATCACAGTTATTGGCCCACAGGTGCCATCGCTGGCCAAACTAGCCACAGCCCGTGCGCCGGCACCGTTGCCTACAATAACAACATTGGGCGGAGCAACATAGTTGCTGCCTGGGTTGTTGAGAGTAATTCCTGTGACTACTCCGTTGACCACTGTGGCACTGGCCTGCGCACCCCATCCCTGACTTTGGTTAAACGACAAACGAAGCAAGGGGTGGAACCCTGCTACATTAAGATAGACTGTACTGGTCTCGTCAAAATACTGTGTAGAATCTGTAACGTTGTACCAGGGCGACTCGTAGTCTTCGGCTGCTTGCGCTTTGATTGTTCCTGTGAAATGGGTGAGTTCCATTTTAAACGTGGTCAAACTAGCACCCAAGGTAGGTATATGACTGCTGTAAAACTCAGTCTGTTGCAAATAATTCAATGGTTGCGGAGTCAGTGCCCAGTCTGGCCAACCCGAAGGTGGATTTGCTGGCCAGGAAGTAGGACCATAGATAGTGGGTATGGTCAAATTTACACTGTCTTGAAACTGCGGAAACACTGAGTCCACAATGTTGGCATCGCCGCGGGCACCTGAATTGTCATCTACAAACACAGCCTGTACATAGTTTCCAGCTGATCGTTGGATGCTGTAACTGGCCGGTTGTGCCAGCAGGTTAATAGTATCGGTAGTGTTTAACACTACTTTGACACGTCCAGTGCTGGCACTGAGTACTTCCATGTCCTTGGACAGCAACAGTTCATTGCCGTTTTGACCGATTAGACGGAATACAAAATTGCTGCCAGTGATGTTTACTGGCTTTTGATCTTGATTGATGAATTCAAACAAAAGCACGTTGTCCACGCCCTTGTTTATGGTTAAATATTTTGCGTACACTGGGTCATACCTCACAGTAAAGTAACCACCACTGGTGTCAACTAACAAAACTCTGGTTATCTGCTGGTATAAGTAAACGGTGGTTGAATACATGGTGATCCTCAAATAATATTTATGGGCAGTGATATCTTTGCAAAATTGGCTGAAAAATACCCTTTCATAACGCTGTGCGTCTATGCTAACAACGAATACGTAGGGGTAGTACAAAACA